TTATCGGCCCTCCAGCGGCAGGGTTAGGCTCAACTGGTTGTCGCTATCGGTTCGACTTCCGGTTAAGTCCACAATCATCTTGCCGTCAATTTGAGTAGTGATACTGATGGCATTCAGCGTCACGCGCGGTTCCCAGCGCATTACCGCACCATAGACAGCTGCCATCATTTTTAGATGCAGAGCGGGATTTTGTGGCTGGTCGATCAGGGTGGATAACAGTGAGCCATAATCACGGCGCATCACCCGCGTGCCTTGCGGCGTGGTCAGAATGTCGCTGATTGATTGGCGAATATGGTCAATATCGTCGATGTGTAAGCCAGTGTTACGGTTCATACCGCAATATTTATCGCTGGTCATTTAACCCCCTCAGTCCAATCACCGCCACGCTGCACGCCGCCATGATTATGCTTATCAACCACCACCCCATTAGATGAAAACTGGCCGCCGGAATGCTCAATATTTCCGCTCATTTTGCCGCCTTGTTTCACTTCTAAGGTGGCGGTAGCCAGATGTTGGGTACACTCCACAATGGGGGTATTCAGCGTGATTTTGACCGAGGCACTACAGATAATATTGGGTGCGGTAACACTGGCCGACTCACTGGCTTCAATCACCGCCGAGGCTATTCCGGTAACGGCCAGGTGGCTGGTTTCCGGCTCATACTCAAAACGGGCGCCATCAGGAAAAGTGATCACTATGCCATCGGCCGATTGTGACGGGGCTGGATTGGCATCTGAAAAAATGGCGGGCAGCACAAAACCGGTGGTGAGTTCACCGCCAATACTAAGCACCATCACTTGCTCACCCTTGGACGGCGCAGACCAAAAACGCACCCGACCGGCGCGTAGCGTTAACCAATTGAGCCAATCGGTTTCAAGGTTGCCTATCTTGACCCGACACAATCCGTTAGCAAGATCGACGTCTGAGACGATGCCAATACGGATAATGTTAGCCAATAGGCGTTTGAGGCCAGCCATAAGGATATTCATGCAGTCAGTGTGCCGCCTACGGGCGCGCGGGGCATGTGATGGGTTTTGTGTGAGGGATGGCACAAAGGAAAAAATAAGAGGTGTTGGGTAGGATAATAGAAAGGAAGAGCTACTTATTACATTAGTTATTCAAAGGATGACCGTAAACAGTCATCTCATTGATTTTAAATATATTTATTAGGCATTATTTTACATGATACAAAAAACACAATCACAATTGTTACTAATGTCAGCTTACCAAAGTGATTAGGAATAAATTCTAAATATAAAGCTGCAAGTACAACGATAATAATAAATGGGATCGTCGAAAACAATATATTATATAATATCCTTTTCATTATCTTCCCATGCCATTAAGTATATTCACAATTTCGTCAAAGCTTAAATTGGAGTTCGAACGTATTTTCTCCATGGCTTTAGAAATAACCGGATCGATATATACATAAAGCATTTCTATATTATTGATTCGTAGTAAATTGTAATACCCAGGGTCAATGACTTGCAGCTTCCTGGCTGCCATGGCGGACTTCTGAACTTTGCCATATAAATCAGCGGCATTAATTAAAAACAAACCTTTTTTATTTATTTCTGCTCGAACAATATTCGATACAGAGAATGACCCAGAAACCGTTTTCGCTATAGAGTAAGCCATTGATTTTTTGGTAGCCATTGAAACTGCGAGATTGGCACCCACATGGGATGAGTGATAAGCAGAACTCCGCGCATTTTCACGCAGCGTATGTTTATCAAGAACATACTCGACATAAAGCTTTATCATGTCAAAGATAACGTCAGATCTTTTGTATATTTCTGATATTGCCTTTATTATTCTTGCATCCTCAGCCTTTATCTCCTGACATTCACTGGCATACTTTTCAAAAAAACAGGATGTATACCAACTGGCTCTCTCTGCGCCACTGTATACACTCTCGATTGTTCCCTTGGCAGAACTCATGGTTTCTTTTAGCCCACGATCAAGTGAGAGTGATAACATCCTATCTGCATTTAGTTTTTCTTTTAAATAAATAGAAGCATTCATTAACTAGCACTCCATTGATTGTTAATAATCGTGTACTATACGTTATAATTATGGATTTTAAATACTACAAAGGAGCTGTATGATGCGATTGGCTAAATTTGGGACTTTTCTTGTTTTATTTGTTATCTTGACCTTTCTTATTCCAGAAGTGTTGGTCTTGGTATTGTCAAGTGATCAGTTTGGCGATGCGATCAGTTATTTTAACTTTCTTAATACGAATATTCTGATAGCGCTCTATTATGAAATGGCTATTCTTGCTCTTATTCTGTCATATTTACTGACGAAAGTGATTTTTCATTTAATAAGAAAAAATAAATCATTTATATAAAATAATGAGTTAGAGATGTTTTCTACACTAAACGCCTATCCATTCATTATCGCCGTCAGTAAAGCCTAATGACTGATGGCGCGGGTACTTAATTATTCATGCAGTCAGTGTGCCGCTTACGGGCGCGCACGACATGTGATGGATGGCACAAGAGATAATGTCATTGGGCATTACCTCTGTAACATGTTCTTATGACACTTAATTAAACAATAAAACCGAGTATTCTAAATGCGACTATTATTATTTTTTACTGGTTTTTTAGTTATTAGCACTAACGCTTATTCAGCCACAAAACCTAACCAATGGGAATCACGCATAAAAGTGTATACCCCCTCAATTGGAATTCAGCAGGATGATTCACAATTTATCGATAGCAATAATTTGGCTCTAATTACGCGCTTTGTAAGTGGCTGCGATGGGCGAGCTAACCCATGGAGTTTTGTTATAAAGGGCGTATATGAGCGAAATGATAACTCTGTTTATATATTATCCAATAAACCGTTATGTGTAGCAGATACACCGGCAATAAAGCGGTACTTAGATGAAGCGATTGAAATAAATAAAAACAAAAGCGCTGAAAGGGCATCGAGAGAAATTCAGTGGGCCAAAAGGGATCCTAAACGACCGTATGCGTTAGGCTGCGAGGCTTATAAAAGGTCAGTCAGAGGGTTAGATGACATACCAACTATTGATATCGTCAAAAAACTTTATCCTAAGCTCAATCCGATATATGTAACTAATTTATGGTCTCAGGGATATAAGCACGCTCAATCTTATGGAATGGCTAACGTTGATTGTAAGTACTTGGCTGATATTTCAGGTGTCTAATTTAATAATAATTATTTACCAATCCACTCCAACGCCAGATCCCCAATCCATTCACTGTCGCCGTCAGTAAAGCCTAGCAACTGGCGGCGCTCGTATTTAACCGTTGGCCCGTTCTTTGTGACCTTATCCCGTAAGCCGTAGTGATGCACTCGCACCAGATTATTGACCTTACCGCTAAAGGTGACGGCGGCCTCGTCGGCGTTGGATTCGTTTTTGATATAACGGGCGGTGCGCAGCTTGGTAAACATCTTGCGCTTGATGCGGCCTTGTTTATCGCGGCGTTTTTTCTTGCGTGGCACAAAGGGCGATCCGTCTGGGTTTTGCTGCGACTGAATATGCTTTTGCTGGCGCTGGCGTAGCTGTTTGGATACCTGGCGCATAAACGCACCACGCGCCGGTGGGGATAATTGCGCCAGTAAAATTGATAAGGTTTGGTCTAACTCATGCAGATCATTCATGCGACCCACTCCGCCACGGTTTTACCGTCAACATTCACTTTGTAGCTTTTGACAAAATATTCCGGCGGCACCGGCTCTGCCATATGCGTCACGGTTAACGTTCCGTCTTGTTCCTTAACAATGGTTCGCTCAGTGAGTTTAATGTCGAAACTGATATCACAAACCTTATTATCCAGATAGTCGGCCTCAAAGGTGAAGCCATCCTGACGCTTATCGGGATTTGCCATAATATCCGGCTGGTTGGTGCGCAACCAATGCAGGATCGGCACCACAATCAAATCAATGCTATCAGCGTAATCGGTCACCACCAGATTTAAGGTGTACTGATACTCAAACGATAATGACGGGGCCAGCGTGGCAATAATCGCCCCTTTATCAATAAAGACATGTAAGCAGTCTGGGTTTTGCTTGATGTACGGCACCGCCTTTAAAATGGCGGTGCGCAGCGAATCAGGCTTTAACATTGGCCGCCCCTTGCTGGCAAGCCAGCACCGTATCAACCTGCGCCGCGCAAGCGTGCAATGCGGCCTCAAGGTGGTCAATATCGTCGTTTAAGTCACCGTTAGTGTGCGGTTCCGCTGCTGGAAATGGGCAAGGCGTGACTCTCGGACAGCCATTGACGGTAATCTGCGGCCCCGGTAAAGGCAGGTCGCTGGCGCAGCCGGATAATGTCATCAGGCAGGGGAGTATCAGCCCAGCGGCGTAAGGTTTCATTTTCACGGTATAACCTCTTGATTTGGCTATTACGCTGCGCCAACAACTGATCGATACTGGCAACCTGTTGGCGCAATTGTGCCTGTGCCTGATTATTGGCATTGGCGATCAGTGCCAGCGCGATAAGTTGGCCGTTTTTACTGGCTACGTCGGCGGCTTGCTGATCAATGACTACTTGCCGGGCCTCAGACAAACGATAAGTTTGTACTCCACCGGCAAGCAGTAAGGCGGCGGCAATCGCCCATGCGAGCGGAGCGGTATTAAAAATTGGCATGGTGTTAGCCCGGATATTGACGGGCGGGCAATTGAAAATGCGGGCCGTCTTTAAAGGTGGTCCAGTTACCGCCCCATTCCACGGCGATCCCCAGCTCGGCGGCGGCCTGTTTCATTGCGTCAGCCATCGGATAAAAATACTTCCATTCCCAACTCACCTTGCCATCGGGCAGCGGCACAATATCCACCGCATGACCGGTTAAATGGCGGCTGTTCATGGTTTGGCTGGCTCCAGCATTAACCAGTTGGCGCTGGCGTTCCAGTGTGCGAACACCTTCGATCACTTTAAAATCAATCGATGTCAGCTCCAGTGCGCGGCGCACCAATTTCACCAAATCAGGATGCACGCCGATCAGATTGCTCTCGCTGGTCTTGCCGAAGATAAATTTAGGGTTTGGCATCAGAGGTTCCCGCCTTTTTGTTAACAATTTTGAATACCAGCTCACGGATGGTCTGCAAGCCGATCAGCCCGATAAGGCAACTGACAAATATTTCCACTTTCCCGGCGGCAACTTCAGTTAATGCGCCATTAAGCCAGGGAATCGCATCAATCAGATGGATCAGCATCGGGGAGATAACCGGGCCGATATTGACGCCGACCAGCCCACACACCACCCCCTCGCCAATACCCTCACGCAACTTACCGCCGCCCCACACTACGCGGCGAAACGCCACAATAAAGGCGACCAGAAAGCCGTTTATCACGGTTGAATGGGTAGAATAAAAGGCCAGTACCACCCCCACCCAACTTGGATCTTTTTCTGGCATTTTCATGTCCGTTACCCCCTGTGGGGAATTGTGCAATCAGTCCCAAAGTTGCAGGGTTTGCGTGGTGGTTGCGGTGCTGACTTCCGGCATTTCCACCGGATAACCGTGCGGTAACACTGGCCCGATATCGGATAGCCCCGGATTAGCCGCCAACACTTTTTCTGTCACACCCTCAGTGTGGCCGTAGTAGCGCCAACACATGGCATCAACGGTGTCGTACTGCTGGGCCAGAATGCGCATTAAATCAGCTCCACCGTCATGCGGTTGATCGCCTGAATATCGTTAATCGCCCAGGCAGCATCACGGCGCAGATTATCAATGGTAGGTTCCAGTGAATCGGCCCGCTTGCCGCCGGCGCCGGTAGTATCAAAGCCACGAAAACGATCAGTTAAACGGGCTTGCATCAGGCAAAACACCGCCGTGCGGTACAACTGAATACGGGTGCTTTCCTCGTTCAGTTTTTCCGCTGGCACCTCCACAGCTGACAGATAGCCCTGTTTTTGCTGAGTTAAGCGCCAGACTGTCAGCCGATCATTAACTTCATTGATGGCAAACAGTGCCGCCTCAATCACGCGCGGCTGGGTTATGGTGCCGTCCTGCCGTGACTCTTCGCGGTACTGATTCAGGTCGATATCCGGCCAGAAACCGTCATTTTTAATGACCGTGTTTTCCGCTGGTTCCACCGGTGCTGGCGCTTCTGGTGTCTGATTGGTGTTAATGACGATTTCCATGCTGACACTCGCAAAATAAACGGGCGGTGGACGCTGGCTTTATCAGGGTGAAAAAACAGCCTAATTAGCCATCGTGCCGCCCTCGCCGGGGCGTAAGGGTGATTAGGCTATTTTATTTGCCATTTTGGACCTGGGCAGTGCTCGCATCCTCACGTACTACGTGTACGCTCCGGCTGCTCCGCGCTGTCCGAGTCCAAACTGCCTGCAACAATTACACCTAATCGAATTTTTCCTAAGATGCTTTAATCAGCTTCTCAAGATTCTTAATATCGGTTTTCACACCGCTGTTATCGTCCAGTTGCAGCGCCGTTTTCAGGTTTGCCAGCGCGAGAACGTGGTCGCCGTCCTGACGCAGGGCATAACCGACAAACTTATGCAGCCGGGCGCAAACCATATCCGGCATATCCTGACCGGTGAGAATTTGCTGGGCGCGTAATAGCTGCGGAGTATCGAGCGGCTTTTGGTCGGTCAAAGTGCGCTGCGCAATAGCGGCGACCTCTTCGGCAATCAGGCACGCGGTGGTGCGCTTAAAGCTATCCGGCGTCACCAAATCATGCTTGATGGCATACTGCGCAATATCCAGAGCGCGGGTGATATCACCCACATCCAGATGCCAAATCAACATACGCATCAGAATGTCGTCCTGTTCGCCGCTATCTTTCGCCAGCACACCCGCCACCCACGGCTGGTAAGTGGGCAACATGCCTTGTTTAACTTCGGCTTTGCGGGCGATCGACTCAATACGGCCCAATTGGGCCATATCCTGTTGCAGCTTGAACAACAACAGCTCGTAGTTGCTGGCGTGGCTCAAGTTTGCCGCCTCGCTCAGTGAATCCGATTGCTGGGCCGCCACAAACAGCCGATGGCGGCGAACGGGGTTACTCATAATGAATTAGCCCCCAGCCGGAACGGAGAAATCACCGAATTCAATGTTTTCAATCAGGGCTACGCCGTCGAAATCTTCAACCACATAGGCTTCATTGACTGACTCATAGTTTTCAATGCGATCCCGTTTTGGATTGTCGATAATGTGGCGGCGGCGAGTGCCGTCTTGCCAGTAGATAGACAGGTTATCTAAACGAGTGATCATGATGGCATTAGCCGGGAATGAGGGCGCACGAACTGCGGGCAAACCGCCAACACGCTTTTGGCTGATAATTAAATCGGCGGCCAGCGCTTCGCTGTTCGGTTGTTCCTGATTAACGATCGGGAAGTATTTATCCGCCAGTAACTGACGGCCAACAATCACCACCAGTTCGGTATCTTCCTGGAACCACGGTTGAATCAGTTCATCGGTGGCGGCCATCACCAGCGCATCCAGATTATGGAAGTCACCCCCTTTGCCGATGCGGATTTTTGCAGAGATAACATCACCTTGCTCATCAACTACTTTATCCATCACCTGACCTGGCGCATCGTCACGAATGCTTTGCAGCCAGCCACGGTTAACATCTTGCAGTAACTTATTGACGCTACCGTCAGAGGTTTTTGCGCGGTGAGTACCGTTAAAACCGATCATGATGCGATCCAGTGCCTGGCGTTTCACAATCGCATCACGGATGCGTATTTGAAAATCAGGGAATTTAGCCCACATATCCAATTTGATATAAGCCAGCGCGGTATCAAAGTTGGTCTGGGTACAGTTGTATTTTGTCCCATCCAGACCGCTGGGATCGGAGGCTTCACGCTCTTGCTTCGAGGTATCCGTGGTGCTGGCAATCGGGCGATCAATACTTAAGCCAACCTTTTCACCCTCTTTCTCATCCACCGGATAAATGTTGATTTTTGACAGGAAAACGCTGCTTTCCTGTTGTTTGGTTTCCAGTTTCTGCGCAATGGATGGCTCAACGGTGAACTTGGTGTTGATGTCATCGGCTTTTTCCAAACCGTTCAGGCTGGCAACCTGCTGGCGGTATTGGTTGTACTTTTGTCGGGTGACTTTTTTCATGTGAAATTAAATCCTTAACATGGCAAGCGGAGTGAATTAGCAGTCAGTCAACATGGCACTGTCGCTGCCAGTTGAGCGCTCGCGCTGGGAGAAATTACGGTCTGTTTTACTGAGCGTGGTTTTCAGCTCAGTAAGTTCTTGTTTGGTCGCATCGTTGGCGGTCTTTAGTGCTGTAAAGGCCTGTTCCAATGTGCTGATAGCCGACAATTTCCCCTCAACCTGCTGCGCAACCAATTCAACCGCCTGATGCACATCGCTAAAACGCGCATCATCACCGGTTTGTTTTTTGGTAAACATGGTCTTGATGGTGGTCAGCAGGTTGGGTTTAGCCTCCTGCTCGGCTTCAAATTCCAGATTGATTTCGGTGGCTTCGGTAAAAATGGCGTCAGACTGGCTTTTGCGTGATGCCAGCGGGCTATGTTCGCTTTGCGCACAGAATGTCAGCATTTCAGCGCCTAATGAGGCAGGAGTGTCAGTAAAACCAATGCCGGTCAAATAGGCTTTGCCGGTATCCGCAAACTTCTCAATATATTCAATGCTGGAGTAGACCTTTTGCCGCGCCTGACGCAGTTTCACCAAATCGTCAGTGGCATCCACCTGGACAAGCAGCGCTAATTTGCCTTTCAGTGGCCCGTCACTGATTTCTTCATACTTGGCCGCCGTGATATCGCCATAGGCGCGGAACTGACTATCAGGTAAAACGCTCTTGATATGCTCCAGATTGGCACGCGAGCCACGAAATGCCGGGTTGTAGCTTTCGGCCATTTCAATGATGTGGGCGCGGGGAACATGGCGGCCATCACTGGTTGCGCCCTCCACCACGGCACGGAAAAACTTAGATATTGGCATGTGATTGATTCCGGTCAGATTCGATAGTAGTGACCTATGTTGGCGACCGGCGGCAAACGGAACAATCAGGCGCTGTTGTGCTATGGCTGGCACAAAGCGTAATGCGGGATGGGGGAGGTGCGGATAGGTAGCCTTGCTGCAATTAAGCAATAAAACAGGCTATTTCACATGGAAAGCGTTCTTATCAATGCCGATTTAGATCCCCGCCGTCAAGCCATGTATCTGTATTGGCAAGGGTTGCGTATCGCCCGAATTGCGGAAATGATCGGCGAGAAAGCGGTCACGGTACACAGTTGGAAGCGCCGCGACAAGTGGGACGCTTACGGGCCACTGGATCAGATGCAACTGACCACGGCAGCGGAATATTGCCGCCTGATCATGAAGCCTGTCAAGGAGCCGAAAGACTACAAAGAGATTGATTTGCTAGGCCGACAAGCCGAACGTCACGCCCGTATCGGTAAATACAATGATGGCGGCAATGAGGCCGATCTCAATCCCAATATTGAGAAGCGCAACAGTGGAACACGCAAGGCAGCGCAGAAAAATGTATTCAGTGAGGCGCAGATTGCCAGGCTGAAAGATATTTTCAATGAATCCATGTTCGACTATCAACGTAACTGGTATGAAGCCGGTTTATCGCCTGATTTCCGTATTCGTAACTTCTTAAAATCCCGCCAAGTCGGTGCAACCTACTTTTTCTCATGGGAAGCGCTGCTTGATGCGCTCGACACTGGCCGCAACCAGATGTTTGTTTCCGCCTCCAAAGCGCAGGCGCACCAGTTTAAAAACTATATTGTCGCGGCGGCGCGCCAGGTGGATGTTGATTTGCGCGGTGAGGTGATTATTTTACCCAATGGCGCGGAAATGCACTTTCTCGGCACCAACGCCAGCACCGCACAGGGCCGCCCCGGCAATCTCTATCTGGATGAATATTTTTGGATCCCCGGCTTTCAGAAGTTACGCCGCGCCGCATCGGGTATGGCCTCGCAGAAAAGATACCGCTACACCTATTTTTCTACTCCCTCCAGCACCTCACATGAGGCTTACCCGTTCTGGGCTGGCACGCTGTTTAACAAAGGCAAAGCTAAAGATAAGCGCATTGAAATTGATGTCAGTTATCCACGGCTGGCGGCGGGCCGGTTATGTGAAGATAAGCAGTACCGTCAGATTGTCACCATTGAAGATGCATTAAAGGGTGGCTGCGACCTGTTTGATATTGATGAATTACGCAATGAAAACAGTGATGAAGATTTTGAAAACCTGTTTATGTGCGGTTTTATTGATGATAACGCCTCCACGTTCAAACTGGCCGAAATGCAGCGCTGTATGGTCGATAGCTGGGAAAAATGGTCAGACGTTAAATTGCTGGCGCTGCGGCCCTTTGGTGATCGGCCGGTATGGATTGGCTACGACCCGGCCAGCACTGGCGATAGCGCCGGTTGTGCGGTGATTGCGCCGCCGGTAGTGGCGGGCGGTAAATTCAGGGTATTAGAGCGCCACCAGTGGAAAGGCATGGATTTTGCCGATCAAGCCAGCAATATCAAAAAGATCACCGAGCGCTATAACGTCACCTATATCGGCATTGATGATACCGGTCTGGGCCGTTCCGTGACGCAATTGGTGCGGCAATTCTTCCCGGCGGTTAACGCTATTCACTACAGCTTAGAGATGAAAGCTGACCTGATTTATAAGGCTAAAAATATTATTCATGGCGGCCGTCTGGAGTTTGATGCGGGCTGCATTGATATTGCCACCGCGTTTATGTCGATCCGCAAAACCATGACCGCCACTGGCCGCAACGCCACCTTTGTCACTGACCGCTCCAAAGACGTCAGCCACGGCGACGTGGCATGGGCCATTATGCACGCCTTATTCCATGAGCCTCTTGAGGGCATTAACAGTAATAACACCAGTGTGATGGAGATATATTAATGAGTAAACGCAACAGGAAAAGTCGCCCGACCAAAGTAACAACAGCCATAGCAGGCAATAGCACCCCACAAGCCGAGGCGTTTACTTTTGACGACCCGATCCCGATGATGGACAGGCGCGATATTCTGGATTATCTGGAATGTGCAGTGATGGATCGCTGGTATGAACCGCCAGTGTCATTTAACGGCCTGGCGAAATCCTTTCGTGCGGCCGTGCATCACAGTTCGCCTATCTACATGAAACGTAATGTATTGGTTAGTCTGTTTGAGCCGCACCGGCTGCTTTCAAAGCAGGATTTTAGCCGCTATGCGCTGGATTTTTTGGTATTCGCTAACTCGTTTTTAGAGGCCCGCTATAACCGGCTGGGTGGCATCATGAAACTGGTTCCCAGCCCAGCCAAATACACCCGCCGAGGGGTAGATCTGGATACTTACTGGTATGTCTCATCCTATGCCAACCCACAACCATTTGAAGCCAACAGCGTTTTTCACCTGCTAGACCCTGATATTAACCAAGAGGTTTACGGCGTTCCTGAATATCTCGCCTCGCTAAACTCGACCTGGCTTAATGAGGCTGCAACGCTCTTTCGTCGTAAATATTATCTGAATGGCAGTCATGCCGGATTTATCCTGTATATGAACGACGCGGCTCACAAACAGGAGGATATCGACGCCTTACGTAAAGCGCTGAAAGAGTCCAAAGGGCCGGGCAATTTCCGCAATCTGTTTATGTACGCCCCAGCCGGTAAAAAGGATGGGATACAAGTGATCCCACTGGCAGAAGTGGCGGCGAAAGATGAGTTTGCCAGTATTAAGAATGTCACCCGCGACGACCAGTTAGCCATGCAGCGTGTGCCGCCGCAACTGATGGGTATTTTACCCAATAATACCGGTGGTTTCGGTGATGTGGAGAAAGCCGCACGGGTGTTTGCCATCAACGAACTTGCCCCCCTGCAAGAGCGCCTGATGGAAATTAATGACTGGGTAGGGGAGGAAGTGGTGAGGTTCCGCCCCTATGAGCTGTTGGTTTCTGCGGGCTAACTAGTTCGGGGATGTTTCAGCGCTATCTAGCTCTGCGCTGATAGGTGATTCATTCTCGATAGGGCTGTGAAGTTCATTGGGCTGGTTGTTGAAGTGTTTAATGAAATTTTCAGCCATAGAGATACTATTTCCTATATATAAGCTCCAGAATGCGAGCGCAAGAAAAAGTAGTGATATAAATATCCAGACTATAATACGACCAAGTTCATTAATTAGAGTTGAGTTTGAATGGAAGATCTCAGGATTAGTTATTATTTCATTGCTGATTATGAATGTATATGCCATTACCAGTACAGCGCAACAGATAAGATATGAAATAAAATAACCTATCTTTTTTATATTTCTTTTGGTTTTAGATTCGAAACCATCTGCATAGATAGCTAGGTTATCATTGACTACATAGCAAACTTTTGAATGCCAATTAGCATGTTCAAAAAACAAGATAGATCTTGATGGATGGGTAGAATTTAATAGTAAACTAATTTCATCGAAAGTAGTATTTTGACATTTTGTTAGCCAGAAAAATAACTTTTCAACAAGATATTTATTACATGGTTTTTTTTCATATTCAGCAATTAATTCGATGTCTAATTTGTATTTATCTTTCCACACTGTGTGTCGATAAACAACAAAAGGCACAATAGTTCCTACAAGTACGCCTAAAAGTGAAAATAGTATTGATGCCATTTCTCACATTCCTTTTAAAATAATAATTACCCAACATTTTATACTAAGTGTTCCCGAACTGCCTGTCACATCCCACGGATTTTACTTTCTGTGACATGTCACAAGGCTCTTGATTTTGTTTCTGTGCCATGTCACGATTTTAAAAGAACAAGCCGCAACGGCCACCTCGAAAATCTGTGATAATTGCTCAAATTGTTTAGTAAGCTGACCACTACAGCCCTGCAAGTTCAAGACGCAACAATCCGCATCATTCTATTCACCCCCTAATCATTATCTAAGCCCCGCCAATACTGGGTTTTTAGCCTCTTTCTAACTGCATAAAAACTGAATATTTAGTCACACAAAGCGCGGGCGGGGGGAGCGCACGGAACGGGGTGAGGTCAGTTGTATCATATACCCACATTTATGGCATAAATCACCCCATAACTGCATGTACCCAACCCAGTTTTTTCAGCATGAACGACACATCTGAGAGGCGAAATAAAAAAGCGCCTCTCAGATGCGTCACATGGAGGCGCTTTCGTGTGGGGTAAAATAAATGGTTTTTTATTCCATTCTACTAAGTATATTAAATTCGGTAGATTTCCTTACGAGTTGTAAATGCTCTTTTGCCACCCTCAAGTATTTCACAGCATTGTTCTTGTGTTTTACGGTTGTCTATAGAGCCTAAATCTGCAATCGACGACTTTTCGTTTGAAGCAATAAGAGGAATAACTAGCTCCGCATCACCTAAAACTCCAATATTAGAATTATGTGTAACAACTATTATTTGTCGTCTCTCTTTGCACTTTCTTAAATTAGCAACAACACTATTAAAAATGAACTCAGAGTCTAGATTATCTTCAGGTTGATCAATGATAAGGGGTAAACAACTATCAGATTGGATTAAAATAGATAGCATGATGGATTGTTGTTGCCCTAAACTCAATTGACTAATATCTTTAACCTCAGCAGTTCCATTTGATTTGTTATGGCGTGTTACGGTTAGCTCCGGCCTTTCTTTGAAAGGAATGGAAATAATCTTTTCCAAGATCAATCCATTTATAGTATTAGCTATTTCATCTATATCATTTTTATCAAAATCTAGATCTCTTAGAAACTGATGCTTCTTATATTTCATATTACTATAAAAGCTTAGAGGAGATATGGAGTTGGCGATCTTGTCGCTATTAGCCCATCTTTGCCAGCCCATTGATTTCTTGATGAATGACGATAAATCTTTTGCCAAATACCCTCTTCCTATTTTTGCGTGAACAAAGAGACCATCAACTGATTCTGAAAGGTCTTTATTTATTCTCGTACAAAACTCCAAACGTTTATTATGAATATTAGAGTTAATACTTTCCCTGTCTCTTAATAACTGTTTGCGCTCCACTTGAGTTTCTTTTAGTCTCTTCTCAGACTTTTCAATATCTTTACTACGCCGTTGTAATTTTGTTATATCAGTGGAAAGTTTTACGAATTTCGTCTCATCATAAGGAATTTTATCTTCATCTAATTTCTTTTTGATAATTTCTATTTGTTCTTTTGCACCTTTTTCTTTATTACGCCACTCTATTATTTCGGTACGTAGTAAATTTAATTTTTCAGTTAACTCTTCATTTAACTCTTTTTGATGATGATCGACAATATCTGAAAAATCTTGTATTATATTTATAACATTCTGTACATTTTCTTTGCCAACATTAACTTTAGCTATATCAATCATTAGTAGTTCATTGATGTCATCCTTTTCAGATAATACCAATTCATATCTTTTCTTGAGTTCGGATAGTGAATTTTCAAGGTGTTTTCTTAAGGCAGCTTCCTCAATTAATCCAGAATGTAACTTCATAAGTTCGCCTACATTTTGTTTTTCATAGGCTTCTTTCTTACTAAGAAGCTGTTTTAATTCCTTTTCAACTTCAGATTTTTGTGAGGTTTCATTTGTAAGTCTTTCTAAATGTTCGAAATTAGTTATGAGTTGTGTTATTTTAGAGTCATCTTCTTTCTGTAAATGTTCAACACTTATAAAACTATCGAAAAAATTTAATAATTTCTCATCTTTTTCGTTTGGCTCTGCATTATTAGTAAATGTGGTAAACCCCTGAGAATATGCTTCAATCGGGATAACCGCCTCTACTGTTTCTCCATGTTCATTCAAACATTCTAACTTTCCGTGCTCGAGTATGCATAAAAATTCTTGTCCTGCTTCATTTTCATACTTCAATTCAATTTTTGTAGGCCAAACATTACTTTTTTGAATGTTAGTCGAGATAACGGGGTTACTTGAGGCTTCTTGGATAGCAGTTATTAGCGTAGATTTACCAGTTCCTCGTCCACCGATAATACAGTTCATATTATTTCTAAATTCAACATGCATCCCATCAAGAATTCCACCTGTTGCCTTAAATTCTTTGAATTTTGGTATAGCTAATGGGATATCATCTTCAAGTCTTACTCTTGAGTCATGGCTAAATAGGGCAATTCTAAGACTCTCAAAACTTAGCTCGTCCATTTTGAATCTAGTTAATCTATCAGCACCAGCTGCATTTTTACCAAAGGCATTCATGGAATGAGCATCTGAAGACATTATTTTTGCTAATTTATAATTTTCTGGGTAGCCAAGTTTGGTGTTCCTTTTCTTCATAGCCGTCTTTCTATCTGCTAAGCCATCAAATTCAGTGTAATAGTTTATTGAGTCATGATTTTTAATTTCCAATGCAAGAATAGCTGGGTGTTGAAAGGCTTGATCAAATATCTCGTTGAATTTACCAATTGTCATTTCGAACCCGGAATCTACTTCTATATGAGCTAATATACCAATTCCGTTATATTTTAATGCATATTCTAAGCAGTCATGAATCCCTTGAGTACAGAATTTTTTTGATGGATCAAAAACCAATTTCCCATAAAAATTTTCTAAATCTTGATTTGTCGGAAAATATACCAGTAAATGACCTTGAGTTGTTGATACTTCAATGCCTGGAATAACAAGTAGTTTCTTTTCTACCGAAATATTTACAGCCTCAATTGAGTTTTTAATTTTATTATGATCTGTAATGCTTATAATTGATAAATTCTTTTCAATCGCCTTAGCAACGATGTTTGCAGGAGTCATCTGGTCGTCATTTACGTCATATGAGCCTCCATCACCAAAGCTGTGTATATGTAAGTCGCCTCTATGGAAGTGAGCACCGTAAGCCATGTGTGAAAATTCCTATAGTGATTAAAATTAGTAAAAACACTATAACTAATAAAAAATTGACTTGCATAATATTGTTTCAACTTGAACATATTGTTGTTCACAAAGGCTGCTAATTTTCACTCCAAGAACGCATTTTATATGCTTTGGTCCAGTAAATTAGCTTAGACGTCAGCTTTTAACTCTTAACTGGCCGACTGGTTTAACTGTAACTCACCACATCATTCCATCAGGTAAAGCCACGGTTAATACATTTAAACCCAAAATAAAAACATGTGTCTCCGTTTTATCTATTTATCAGTCAGCTAAATTGTATCCAACATTAGTTTCTTATACCCCAACGTCTGCCAACACTCCGAATCCCCCTGCAAACAGCAACCAGCTTTATCACCTGGCAACGTATCCCCGCACCGTTTACAGCTACTTTTCCTCAATTCGGCAAGTTGGTTATGCAGTTGCCTATTATCCTGGCGGATCAGGCTGGCTAAATACTCCGTTACCTCATAGGGCTGGCGAGCAATGCGGCGCTGTTCGCATCCATCCAGCACCATAGCCAATTCCTGCGCATCCAAACGCAGAGTAAGAGTACTTATACCTAACTCTTTATCATGCTGGCGCTGGGCGCGTTTACGTTCACTCGCTGTTGTCATTTTTTGTTCCCTTGACCCTTTTCAGCCAGCCCACGAATTGCCGGGCGGGCTAATATGATCCTCTGGCAATCATGAATGGCTCGGCAGAACTCATCACGTTCACAGGGGTGTTCAATCGAAAGCTGTAAATATTGATTCCATGCATCGCCAAGCATTTGAGCAACTCGCTGTTCATCGGCTGACAATGTGCAAAGGGTGTCGGTGTAATTAATATTGGTGACTTTCACGGTTTACTCCCTCTCGTAATTTCGCCACCCGGCTCATGACGCTAAATGCCCGCTGGGCGGTGGTTGGTTGGCACTGATACAAACAACAATCCTCTCTTGCCCGCCAGTTCTGGTCGCCGATGGTCAACGTTGCGCCGCAAGCCAGTGATTGCGCCTGCTGTTTGCTAATGGAAAGCCCGATTGACTCGGCAAAATCGCGGATTTTTGTTGCCACTGGTGCCAGTTGTGCGGTTTTTACTTGCCGCTTGGCGGCCTTTTCGGCTGATGACTGGCGTGATAATTCCTCCGCTTGCGTCAATGGATTGGTTTTAATCGTTGCTACCGGCGCATTTTTAATCCTGCGCAGCAAGGCCCGGCGTTCTGCATCGGTGATCGCGGTGAAATCGATTATTTTTTCTTCTAATGTTCTGTCTATTGCCTCCTCCGGTTCGCGTGTTTTTTGCTCTACCGGAGAGTTATTGACAGAACTCCAAGGGACGGCGGGGCCGTCCTGAAAAACATCAAACCCCATGGCAATGGCGGGTTTCACCTTTTGGCATGCAACAATTTTCCAGCTTTTTAAGCGAGTGCAGATGCGTGACGCCTCGCCCAAAAGCGGCGAATAGATACCGAAAATCTTCTCGGTGATTTCGCCGTAGGCGTTGGGCTGTTCATTGTCCTGATAGGCAATGCGCACGGTATATTCTTCGCGGGGAATTAAGACGCCCCCCTGCTGCATGATGTAGGTAGCAAAACAACTGACATCAGCCGCCGACATAACCGCATCCATTGCCGGATCAAGTAATAGCTTTTTCCCTCGCATGGCGGCTACTTTCGCTGCAATGTCTGCGGGGTCGGTTTTTTTATCTATCAGGCGCTGTATGGCTAACTTAAATTCATCTGACTTAATCAGGTCATTGAGTAGCTGGTTATTCAGCTTGCGCAGCTCCCGCCAGACAGTCACCGGCGGCGTGCCTATGGGCTGATATTGGCGGATACGGTGACGAGATGCCCAGGCCATAGCAAAACGAGCCGTTTCTTTCAGCGGCTTGCCGGTTTCATGGTCTAGTTCACCGTCCAGTGCGTAACCATCAATATTTTTACTGATGTATTTAGCGATATAGGCGGTGGCGCTGCCTTTCTTCGGATCCAGCCGTTTAGCGGTAAAACGGGCGCTGGTGCGTTTACCTAATTCGGCGCGATCAGTTTTGACAGCGTAGGCACGCATAATTTCGGTGATCGCGTGGCACTCTTGCGGTTTCATAAATAACAATAAGTGCCAGTGCGGTGTGCTGTCATGATGCGGCTCAGCCACACGAAAACCGTAGACGCGCAGATTTTCCCTACCCAATTTTGAAGTAATGTTTCTCCATAACTTGGTGAGATAGGCTTGCGCTTGTGACGGCGTGGTGTAGTTCCATTTCGGGTTAGCGTGGCCGCTTTGGTTGTTGGCGTGGTATTTAGACGGGCAAGTGATGGTATAGAACATACCCACATCATCACGCGACTGAGCAACCAGTTCGATCCCTTTCATGCGTGCCATTAGCTCATGGCGGCGAATAGTCGGATTGCTGATACTGGCATCCACCATTGCCTCTAAAGAAACAGTGTTGCCCTCATCATCAACTAATTCATGTCGTTTAAAAAATTCACGGTTCCGGCGTTTTTGCTCTATCCAGTCGGCCAACGCCTCCTTACTGATGTAAGGTGCGGCACGCTTATGGATCAAGCCAGCGGCGCGCAACTGACTTTCTCGCCAGTCATTACGCAGTCGCCACAATTTACCTTCCCACCAATCCGCATTAATCAGCCGGGCAATAGCAGAATAATAGATTGTGCGATCAACAGGCTTATCTGGCTGGTCGGGCTTCGGCCCCAATTCACGCCAGTGCGACGGCCTGACGCGTAAAGACCACACTTCAAGCGCAATATTGCGATAAATGGTTAATAACTCGGCATCAGTTAAATTGCGAGTTTCTTCGGTGGGCGTGGATACCTCGGTGCAGAACATTTCATTAATGCGGCCAGCAACATCATTCGCCAGCGACTTAACCCGGCGTTTGTTTAGCTCGGCAAGGTGGTTGTAAATTCCCTGAAAATAAGCCATTAACTCAGATTTTCGGCCCTTGCTCACTCCCTGATATTCGCGCACGGCATCCAGACGTAACAATGCATTCTTGCCGGTGCCGGTTAAGAATGCATTGGTATGTTTATCGCCATAATTTTCACGTAACCATCTAATTTTATTTCGAAGATGCGATTTAATAAAAATAGGTTGCTGATCAATACGAGCCTCTACGCCTTGCGGTGAATCCGCCCATTGTTGCTTATCACGCAAATAAATCTCGCACTCCAGCTCAGCGCGCTCTCTGCGCATTTTAAGTAATGTCTGGTTAGGCTCCCGTAATTCTGTATACCCCAATGCATTCAGCCGCTTCACATAACGAATAACCAGCGGGTGAGATTTTGGTTTTACTACCACTGCGACCGGCGCTAAAGATTGATAACCACCAATCGCAGGGCGCGGGGCATTCCATGAGTGCTCCCATTCAACAACACTGCTGCCTGGATAAAACAGCGGTGGTGTGATGCAACCACTGGAGTGCTCAGCCATTCAACTCCTTAATTTTAGATAATAGGAATCCCGGCGCGATAAATACGCCATAGTTAATAACCCGCTAAAAAGTTATTTATAACAAGTCTTTTGGGATTGAATTTAAATCAACCCATAAATCCAAAGTCGCCTTACGCACAGCTTTTCTTTCGTGATATTCCAACTCTCGAAATTTTCTTTCGTGGCTGTTTTTCTTTATCCCAGCGGCATAATAAATAATACCTTTGGTCTTACCCATGCTTAGTGATTCCAAACGTCGCTCAAACTCTTCATCTGGATCTTTTTTAAACAGTTCCTTTATGCGGTCTAAATGTCGTAAACCCACTTTCTGATTCCATTCCTGTATTGCAAGTGGTGATTCATTGATATTTGTTTGCTCCGTCATTTGCACCTCGTGTGAGAACAATTAATGCGGTTTAAACCTACTGACGTGCATTGCGTGCTACTTCTTTCTTGATATTGGCACGGCAGTCGTGATCGCGACTGCTGTCTCGCGTTCGGTGTACAACTGATCAATAAAGCCCGTTGCGAGGGCCTGAGCATCAAGCAAGCCGAAAGACTGTTCATCGAGAAATACTTCATAGCGGGTTATGGGATTGATCGCGGCTCTTGGTCGATGAGTAATAACAAAGCCACGATAGGTTGATGAATGGCGGCTAATTATAGTTAAGATGTGCATTATATTTCCCTCTAACTATTGGCTGCGGCATCTTTCAACATCGCGACCAAATTAACTTCAACTTTGTCACCCGCTTTAATCTTTGGGCGAATAATAATCCGACCATCACGCACCATGCCTCGGCAGGTGGCAAAAGGGATACCGGTCATCGCGGCATATTCTTTAAGAGAAACATAGCCCGTGGGTATGGTGATATTAATGGTGACATTACTCATAACAGCCCCTTATCAATCAGCTTGAATAGCAGCGATGCCACGCAAGTAAACCAGGCGGGCTATGCTGGAAATTAAACGACTTTTTTGCTGCAAGTACTTCTAATTCAGAACGTTTGCCATCAGATAAACGTATTGGTATTGGATTTTTGAAGTAATTCGTTTCGGTAATCATGAGTACTGATCATGTTCAACTTGTTTCATAATGGTGTATTGTGAACCACTAAGTTCCTGTGAAAAATATTCTGGTATATAAAAACATACCAGTCAAGAGAATTGGTATGAAAAATGATATAGGCCTGCGTTTGCGGGAAGAGAGGGAAAGACTGGGGTTGAGCCAAGTTGCTATGGGCGATATTGGTGGCGTTAAAAAACTGACTCAGTTGAAGTACGAGAAAGGTGAAAGCTGCCCTGATGCATCTTATCTGGCATTACTCGCTAAATTTGGTTTGGATGTTCAGTATGTGGTCATTGGGGTGCGTTCCGTATCGGCACTGACCGCCGACGAAAGTGAAATGCTTGATCGTTATCGTTCGGCTCCCGTTACTGTTAAGGCCGCAGCTCTCGCTGCATTGGCTGCGGGGAATTCCGTTTCAGAAGCCAGCAAAATAAACATTAGTAGTGGTCGTAGCCATCGTATCGCTGGTAGGGATTACCACGAACATAAAAAATAAAAAACAGGGGGATAAATGGACACTGAAGTTTCCGGGGAGCGGAATAAGGTGGCTGGTCGTGATTTTTATGAAGAAAATACTAAAATTAACCAATTTATTGGGCGGGATTTGGTCAATATTTCCATACCGTATCTTCCTGACAATGACGGACCATTAGTACCTGCACAGCGGCAACAGTTAAATCAGCTAATAAACGAAATTATAGAGACCGGCCATACCGAGGAGTTTTCAATCTGGCAGAAATTTCAGGCTGAAGTAGGTGTTAGCGGCATCGAAGAAATGACTGTAAGCCATTACCAAACGGCATATAATTATCTTTTAGCTCTACGTGATCGTTATTGTGAAAAAGAGGTGAACAAGTCTTTAATACACTTACTCCTGAAGAATACCCAACAAGAATCGGAAAGGCAGCAGCTTATTCGATATTGTCAAATTCTGTTTGGGTCGGGCCGTTTAACCGAGTTAACGCGCTTACAACTACAACAGGCACTATTGTGGTTGGATGAAAAAAAATATATAGAGGCAACGTATTCTACTGCTACAGAAGAAGCATTTAAAAAACGCCTTTCATGGCTGCAACTATTCCGTTATTACCCCATATTTACTGGCGGAATATTTACAACAGGTTTTTTAATTGGATTTATAATGCTTATTATTGCTAATTAATTTAAACCATGAATTCTTAACTTGATCTCATGGAGTGATTTATTATTTATCATTGGTGATAATGGTTGATGGAAATATATAATCACTAATACTCCTTATTTTTTACTTTATTCACAAACAATGCATTTTCAGACAAATGGTTTGAAGAGAGTAATCTGCCTAATGCTAGTGTAGTCGTTTATCAAAATGATAGTCAGAATAATAAAGTAGGTCGAACAATAATGGCTGTTAATAAATTACCTAGTGGCAAATGACTTTGCCAATGTTTCCCTTATGGCCGTGATGGAAAACGGATACGCAAACAGTTTGCTACCAAAGGTGAGGCAATCTCATACGAACGTCGCATGATGGTGAATAAGCAGGATTCAGAGCCGGGGGTCAGTGCTGTCACGCTTAATGAATTGGTTGAGCGCTGGTATGAAATGCACGGCAAAACCTTATCATCAGGCGAATCGCGTAAAACTAAACTATTGGCGATTTGTGAGCGAATGGGGGAACCCTTAGCAGCAGATGTCGATAAAAACATGTTTGCTGTTTATCGGGAACGGCGGCTAAATGGTGAATGGCAAGCAAAAGGGCGTACTGTTGTAAAAGAAGCCACTGTTAACCGCGAACAATCATACCTACATGCGGTATTTTCAGAATTAAAACGCCTTGGTGAGTGGGAGGGAAGTAACCCGCTTGATGGTATCCGGCAATTTAGCGAAGGCGATCAAGAGCTGGCCTTTCTGTCCCAAGATGAAATCAAACGGCTTTTAGTCTCCTGTGATGAGTCGGAAAATAAAAGTTTGGGAACTATCGTTCGCCTCTGCTTGGCTACCGGTGCCAGGTGGGGAGAGGCGCAGGATATGAAACAGTCGCAGGTACTACCCAACCGCGTGACGTATATTAATACTAAGGGCAAAAAGAATAGAACTGTACCGATATCAGAAAAGCTGTTTAAGCAGTTACCCAAAAACCGTGGTGCGCTATTTTCTCCATCATATGATGCATTCAAACATGCATTGAAAAGGGCGGCTATTGAGTTACCTAAAGGGCAACGAACGCATGTGCTCAGGCATACCTTTGCCAGTCATTTTATGATGGGTGGCGGAAACATTTTAGTGCTACAACAAATCCTCGGTCACAGCACGATTTTGATGACGATGAGGTACGCACATTTTGCACCGGATCACCTGGATGCGGCCATAGCGTTAAATCCTTATGACAAAATAATTATTGAGTAAAAACGACAATTTTTAGTGGCAGCAAAAGCAAGGCTCGCGCAAATATGGTGAAACATGCTCATGTATAACCTTTTGAAAGAACTTAACTTATTAATTTCAAAAGGGAGTATTAAATTTTTAAAATCCCTCGGCTTATGGCTGTGCGGGTTCAAGTCCCGCCCCGGGCACCATGGAAAATAGTATAAGTAAAACAAAGTAGTATGAGTATGTCGTTAACCGCCGTGAGGCGGTTTTTTTGTGACCCAAATCTTATTTCACCATTGTTTCACCATTGGTTTTCACCATATCCCTGCTCTTTTGTGGCTGTTTCACCATTCAATTTCGTCACTTTATTGCTCTTCTTGTTGCCCGCCGACGACAGGGGCAATCGCGACTTTTCTGTCATACCGTGCCGTTTGCGATGCATTTTTATGTCCCGAAATCGCCTGTTTTTCATAGAGGGTTCCGGTGAGATCAGAAACACCTTTCGCCTTCAAATCGTGGAAGGTGAAATTGAAATCCAATTCAGGGTGTGACTCTTTTGCCATTTTCCTGGCTTTACGCCACTGGCTATTAAAAACATCACGGCTATACCGACATCCACCTCTTTGGTGGATGAGATAAATGCTACTTATCCCTGGCTTCAAGGGGAGGGTATCGGCCAACGCAATCGCATTCTGCAATCGTCCGGTCCAGGCCTTAATTTGTTTTACTCCCGTTTTTCCCTGCCTGATATATAGCCCCGCGTCTTTAATTTGGTCACGGCGTAACGCAAGCACGTCAGCTTGTCTTGTGAGATACAGATAGGCTATTTCCATGGCGATGCGGACAATGTTAGAGGCGGCAAAATAGACTGCACTATATTCTTCATCAGTAATATAGCGCTCTCTACTGAGCTTCTTAAACTGCTTTACACCAGTGCAAGGATTCAATTTTACTTTTCCGCGCTCGTATCCCCAGCGGAAGACTCTCGACATGAAAGATTTTTCTCTGTTGGCTTGAATCCGACTTGTTATCCCCCGTTCATCCATATACGTTCGAATATGCTCGGGCTTTATACTGTTGGATGACATTTTTCCAAATACAGCGATTATTTTTGAGGAGTGTTTGCGATAGTCTTTTTGTGTTTCACTCGCCAAATCACAGAAATCGCCGGACACCAAAAACTCTTTAATGAGACCAGTAAATGTCGTGTCACTTTTCTGGCCGACCATTAATCTCTCGTAGGCCATCCATACCTAGGCCTGGCTGGATCCAAAGCTGCAAAGTCGGATTGTTCCACCATCGATGGCCCTGAACTCATAGGCTGACCTGCCTTTTCGAACACAAGGCGGCATCCAGTTGTCAGCGGGGTCTTTGCGTGGGCGAGCCATAATCAGGTTGTTCATCAGACTCCACCTGAATGAGCTGACGCGATGACAGTGGGTCCCCAGGTGGTGCTGGGTCAAGCATCTTTCCGCATGATAAAAAAATGCCATTTTCGTGTAAGCATTCGCATTGTTTTCTCGGTTGAACAAACTCGGTGATCTCTTCTAATTCAATACGAGTTAATAATTTCCTATTCAGACGCTGTAGACGCAATGCTGAATAGGTTCACCCATCAAAGCGATGAACCTGCTTGCTCATCAACGTATTACGCTAACATTTTCCAGCGTTACCTGACTTTCAGGCTTATCATTTACCTGATGGGCAACCGGGACAAATATGTTTATATCTTTCAGCCAGGCTTCTTTGCTACTGCTATCGGGCTGATATTTCTGTGTTTGAGTACATTCAGCTAACAGATATTTCCCGCTAAACGCAGGTGAAAGGTTATGAGCATATCCCTCTCTTGTTACCTCGCAACGTAAGATTCCTGAAGAAGACGCTTGCTTATTGGAATCAATATCGTCCCTGTGTGCCAT